GCGCCACTGTCGCAATCATAGGCAATTGCGTTTGCCAATTTTGTAATACATGCCATAATTAAACTGATTTAGAGATTATTGTATTTGCCACCGCTTCTGTGATAACCCTCGCATGGTTTCCTGCCGAACCCTCGGGGGAGGCCAATGTGATTGTAATCATCTTAGCGTTAGCATTAGAATCAAGGTCAGCCGACGAGCATTCAAGGGGTGCCGTATCGCCAAGCACCGTAATATCGTTGTCGTTGAACCTAACAAGAACGTAGAACTTACCCGAAACCACTGTGTTAATGAAAGCGCGCGTATTGTAGAAATACGGTACTTTGAACGTTACTGACGTGTCTACACGTGCAGAAGCATCTGTAGTTTTCAGAGAAGCCGTCACCTGTATGTTTTGCTTATACCCCTCTACCATGTACGACTTTGCGCTTGTGGCAAATACTACCGTCAATATTTCCCCGGTGGGGCCATACGTAAATGTAACGTCCTCCGCGTGCATTAGGTAGATGTCTTTAACACCGACCTGCGGAATAGTACATCTTACAGCAATATTAGAAGCAAGCTTATTTAAACAATTTTTTGCCATACTATTTGAAATAAAAAAGGGGCTGGGTTAATATCCCAACCCCCTATATTAGTAAATGATTTTATTTATTTTTCTGCTTTCGCTGTCAACCACAACTGCATCTTTTCGGGTGCTACCAACATAGCATCAGCCGCGAACAAAGTCTGTGAGTAGTAGTTTCTGCTCTTTGCGTCCTGGATGAACGGAGCGATAACGGTACCGGCGCTTTCCAGTGCAATCTGAATATTGTCCTTCGGAGTGAACGCAATAAACGCGGTGTCCAAACCGTCAACGGTAGCTGCATTAGAAACGTGTCTCAGCTCGTTAATCTTGTAACCCTCGAAGTAATACACCGGGCGGCCGTCTACGATGTCGGACTGTGCTACGCTGTTATCACGTGTCTGCAACAAGTTCTTGTATAAGCGCATAACGTTAGACGTAACGAAGAACTCCGAGTTGTCAAGCGTATCGGGGCGCTGTGCGTCAATAGCACCACGCAATGCAGCGAGAACGCCATTAGTATCGAGAACCAATACTTTTTCAGTCATTGTACTGGTCTTGTACTGCTTGATAATACCACCGTTAGTGAAAATACCGTAACCAGTTGCCTCTGCCGCTACGTTGCCGTCCAACCAAGCCAAACGAAGCAAGTCAGCCTCCAACACCTTCAATACTTCGGACTGAATGAAGCCAGCCAATTCGGTTTCAGAAAAGTTGTCATCAAGGTTGATACCCTTTGCAACCATCTTGCCCCACAAGCTTTGCAAGCAAATCTCAATAGGCAATTCGATAGGTGCGTGCTGGTAATATTTAACCTTGTCAGCTATGCTGTTATAAAAGTAATCGCCGTTACATCCTGCTGATTTACGCAATGCCTTGTCGGCTGCTGTAAGGGAAACAACGGGCGTACCGTTAGGGATACCGTTCATTACTGTAATGCCTTGTGAAATTTCACCAGCAAGGCCAACGGTCAGGGAAATAACCTCGTTTAATGTGTTGAGGTTTAATTTGTTAAGGTCTGTAAATGTAAAAGCCATAATCTTTTTTGTTTTTTAGTTATTTGTTGTAAAATCTTTTAGCTGCTTCTGCTACAGCCTCTTTAGACAATTTTGTTTCTTTCTTCTTCGGCATGTTAACAGCCGGCGCACCGGGTTTCGCTGTCGCTCTGTTAAATTGAGCCGTCATAGCTTCCAGTGTTGCGGTAAGTTCAGCAACCGAGGTTTCCAAAGCTACCATACGGTTTGCAAACTCTTCGGGTACATCAGCGGTTGCCGGGGTTTCAATCTTTTCTTCTTCTTTTTCCTCTTCTTCTGCCTTAGCTTCTACGCTTTCGATAACTCCGTTTGCAATGGTGATAACCAATACGCCGTCCTCAACCTGCACTTCTACTTTGCCGTCCGGGTGGGCATTGCCTTCGCTATCGAAAACCTTGTCACCGATAGCCATTGTTTCGCCTGCTGCCTCAATCGTGATACTCGCACCGTCTACGGTTTCAACCGTCTCTGTTGCAAAGCTCGACTTCTTGAATAGCTCTGCAAAAGAACTAAAAAATTTGTTCATCTTCTTTTCGTTTTGATTATTAAATAAGCTTGTGGTGGCCGCTGGCAGCCCTACCAAATCGCATGAGTATAACTCAAAAAATTCGGTAACGTCCAGCACATCACCGTTTAATGTCTGATTGTTTATGCCTACCACCGAAACGCCCAACATATCGGGTTCGTTCTTTATCATCTCGGAGATGAATTTTGCCTCTGCTGGGTAGGCGGCTTGTAAGGCTTCAGATAATTCCAAATCGGCATAAGCTACGCCGTCTTCATAAATGAAGTTAGTGAATTTTCCTAGATAACCGTCCAGCATATCCGCCCCGTTATGGGTGCGCCTGCAGTGGATAGGCTTTAGGTTGCCGAGCGTTACAACGCTTTGAACTGCGTTCTCCGTAATGACTAACGGAAATTCCTTGCCTTCGTATGCCCCAAAATTGGTAGTAACCCCGGCTTGGATAATTCTAAGTTTTCTAAATTTCATATGATTTGTCTTTGTTGTAACCCATGCAAAGATAGGCAGTATATAGTAAACTGCCATCTCTGTACGAGTTAATGGTTTAAAATGTTGCCAACCCCTGGACTACCGAAACATCGTTTTGTCCGTTGTTGATGTCCTGCACTGATACAACCGGGTTGGGCATGCTCATAACTGCGTCGATAACTACCCCGGCAAGCTGGTTAATACTTTCGTTTGATAACTTCATGCTCCCGGCTTGCTTAACTACCCGGTTAGCTTCGGAAAGCCCGGCAACCATACCGCCATCAGCGAACTTGTAAAGCCCCGATGTACCGAACGAGTTGCCGCCGTGTGCTTCATTGAGTGCAGACAGTGCGTTAATCTCGGCGCTCGCTGTCTTCTTCATGATATAAACGTTCTCACCGCCTTCAGCCTCGAACACCTGCCCGTTATCGCCCCGGAACGTCACACCGCCCTGCGCATGGGAACGCCCGTATATCTGACCGCCCTTTGCATACTTCTTGACCGATGTGTTAATTTTCGTATCGGGGTCTTTCTGCTTTGCAATCGTAGCAACTTGTTTCATACCGAAAGCAATCACGATAGCGGCTTGTGCAATACCGAGTATACCACCGCTTGCCAGCGCTTTTGTTGCACCTAAGTAAGTATTTATTGTCGCTTGAACAACCGCAAATGCCTTACCGATAGCACTTTGCTCTCCTAACAGTGTTGACATTTGTCCTGCAAGTCCTGCCGTCATTGTCAGTTCCGCGTTAACGCGTGCCTTGGTGTTCGCCTCCTTCGCCTTCTCGTATTTGGCTTGTATCAACGCGGTGTCCGCGCCTATCTTCTCGGCTGCCGCCATCTCTTGCGCGTATTGCGCATCGAGTTGCATTTGTCGCATATCGAATTCGTTGGTAACTTCCATCATCTTAAGCTCGTGAAGGTTCGCCGCGTCCGTCGCTTCCCGTTCTCTCATTAGCGCGTCTTGCTCTTCTTGGCGTTGCTTCTCCAGTTGTTGTATGCCCAAATTAAATTCGGCTTCCTTGTTGGCGTATTCCTGCTTTGAGATGAGACCCTGCTCTAATCTGTACTTTTCAAGCTTTAGACTTTCCTCTACATATGCCTTTTCGTTTTCTAACTTTGTCCCTATGGTATTGTTTTCCAGTTCTTTAGCTTGCATTGAAATGCTAAGAGCCGTTAATGCTGTTTCCATCTGTTTGATTGTAGCTTCCTGCAAGGCGCGCTTTTGGTTCTCTGCGTCCTGCGCTGCCTTCACTGCGGCTTGTGCTTTGGCGCTCTCTGCCGCCTTGTATGCTGCTGCGTTGGCTGCAATCTGCGTCTTTACAATACCGCTCGCTTGGTTCTCCAGTTCTTTACGTTGCCCTATGTACTCGGCTTGCTTTGCTTGTAGGTCTGCCAGTGCTTGCATTTCTGCGCGTCGGTCTTCCTTGCTGGTATAACCCAACTCGTTTTGCGCCTTGATTTGGTTATACTTCTGTTGTAGTACGCCTATCTCGGCTTTTTCCATCTGCTTGGAAATCGCAATAGCTTTTTGCGCTGCCGCGTTTCGTTCTTCTGCGGTCTTTAGTTGGTCCCCCACAATGGTACGTTGCACTTCCAGTTCTCTACGCATCGCCGACAACGTTACAAGGTTGTTTGTTTCTGCCTCGTATATTGCAAGCTCTTGCTTGGTGAGTGCCTTGGCTGCGTTCGCCGCCTTCGTGGTCTCCTCGGTAATCAGACCGATAGACGAAAGCAAGTTAACGACCTTTTCCGTTACCCACTCGAAAGCCTTTGCCACGCCCCCGAGAAGTTCGGTGATGCCGTCCAATATGCGCGAGAAGATAACTTCAAACGGGGCGAATGCCGCCTTTAGGTTTGCCGCCATCTCACTGTTACGTTTCATCAGCTTTTCAACCGTTGACACGAGAACAAGGATAACCGACACAACCGCTAATATCGGGTTGGCTCTCAACGTAGCATTAAACACCTTTAGAATGTTCACGCCACCCGATAGAGATGTAGCCATAGCCGCCGTTGCCCCGGATAGCCCTTTTGTGCTGCCCATGGCTTCCTGGATACTCTCCGCATAGTTACCTACGTTCCTACGGTTATCGCCCACAGCCTTTTCCATGTCCTTAAGCTTGTCGCTTATCTCTTTTGTTTCGGTGACAAGCTTCTGCCCCTCGTCCGTGTTGTTGCGCGTCGCTGCGCTCATAGCGTTTAGCTCCTTGGTGTTCTTCGCCAATTGGGCGCGGAGCGCGTCTACGCTGCCCTCCTGGCTGTTTAGGAGCGTCGTGTTCGTCTTTATCTCGCGGTTGTTGTCAGAGATTGAGGCGTTAACGTCCAACAACTGCTTTTTCAAATCTATTTGAGCCTTTGCCGCATCGCCTACTGCTTTTTTATACTCGTCTTGTCCGATTGTCCCAGACTTGTATGCCTTGCCTGCCTCGTCCAACTGCTTCTTCTCGTCCTTAAGCGCCGCCATTAACTGGCTCTTTGTTTCTGCCAGTTCGACGGACTTTGCTATAAGAGCGTCCAGCCCGTCAAGGGCTGATGACGTATCAAACGAAAGGTCTAATAGAGTAATTTTTTCTGTTGCCATAAGCCAAATTATTAATTTTTAACTGCAATTAACGTAACGTTCGCGTCTCCCGTTGATGGGTCCCAATTGCTTATCGTTCTAAGGTAGAACCAGTAGTTAAGCTCACCTACGAAATAAAGCGCATCGGACTTCATTTTCTGTATATCGAAATATGATAGGTTCATTTTAGCCGTCATCTGCCACCCGGGGGAAAAACGGTCATAGTGTCCTGCTATCGTAGCGCGATAACCGCTTGCACGGTTGAAATAGTTATCGGGTACGTATGAACCGGCTAACCTAATCGTGGAGGCGTACGGTCTTTGCGCACCGGGGTTTACCGGGAACGCGCTCTCGCCTACTGTCTCCTGCGTAGATATGGCACCACCGTAACCGCCTACCGTCTGTTTAAGCGAGCCTACCTGCACTGCGTATGTTCTTGCCGCGCCAGCGGTTTCGGCAACCTTTATACTTGATGTATCTATTTTTCCCGTCCAGTCGACCCGGTACGTAGAAATAGTAGACGGGTTTATAAACGGTTTGAGCGTCAAGGCAAACGGTTTGGACCTAAATTCATACGTCCAGCAAAAGGCTTTGCAGAACGCCTGCACAATACCGAAAGGCGTATCTATGCCCATTGTTTCCACCAAATCCCAAGCATAGGTAGGGGTTAGAGCCGACTCAATCTTGAACGATATATAATACGCTTCCGCATTCGGTACGGTGGTAATCGGTGTGCCCGAATATACCATAGACGAAGCGGAGGTTGTAAAGCCAAAGTTTAAATCGCGTGAAGGCCTCGGAGTGACCAAGCATGATGTATTACCCGGGCCTACCGGGTAATATGGGTAGTTGCCGTCGGGTCTTACCGCACCGCGCTTAAACGGCAAAGCGAATGTGCCGCCGTTGCTTCTAAGGTAAACGGTAGAAGGCGCGGAAGGCGGAAGAACGATAAACGAATCGTCCGTAAACCTTAAATCGAATGCAGAACCAACCATGTATGTAAAACACGTGGCTACTTCGTTGCTTTCCGCTATCATGTAGTTAGCCAAATATACTGAGCCGTCCAGTCCGTCGTGTGCGCCTTTAAAAACTAACTGACTTTCGGCGTCCTTGTAATCGCCTGCCTTTTTTGTGACTCGGTCTGCTATATAGGACATAAGCACGGGCGTTGTCCCGTTCGCCGCGTATATCTTAGGCATAGTAACGTCGTTCGGGTACGCGTAATTAAGGCTGTCTATATACGTCGAAAACTGATATGCCGGTGATTCCAGTTTAGGTATTGCCACCACCGGGGCGCGCAATGAAGAAAGCTTCGATATGTTTTCTATAAGTTCGAGGCTGTACCCGTCCTCGTCTGCCGTTACACGTACACGGAACAAACCGCTACCGAACGGAATATTGAAACCCCCGAAATACAATTCTGCACGGTACGGGGATGTCCTTATGAACCTCCCCGGGAAACGCTCGGAACGGAATACCCGGTCATTTACTTCTGAACGAGGTATGTCGATTGTCCCGGAGTAACTGACCGTTTGCTCCGTGAATTTTAAAGGGTCGGGGTTGTTGATAGTCAGCTTTACCGAGTTAGCGGAAACGCCGTCTATCAATTCACCATTAATTCGTATTGTTAAATCCATGTTGTTAAGGTTCTATAATTTCAAACTTGCATTTAAACGCCGCTACCCGTCCCGTTGCGCCGCCTTGTATGTTCAACGCGTTCGGGTTCTGTATCGTAACGCGTGCCCACTGGTTGGTAGCCAAAGGGAATACCCCGGCAACCTCGCCCGAACGTGAAAGCCAGTACAGTGCGTTTTGGTTATCATCGGTTACTACTACGCTTATCGTAACGTCGTAGGACAACACGCGGTTGCCGCCCGAGAAGTTAACCAAGTAGGTAGGCACAATACGGTACTTGTCGAAATACATCGTATCATATGCCCCTTTGCTGTTAAGCCATCGAAGCGTTACACGCTTGTTAGGGTCGGGGCAATACGGGTATTTACGTTCGAAACGAGCGTAGCCCCATACGCTGGCATCGTTTGCGGTTCTGAATTCGCGCATCGGTAGGTTGTCGTTGATAGGTGCAGTAGATTGCGACCATATCGTAGACGTACCCGTACCGTTAACCCGAACCCGTAGTCTACCGTCCGGGCTTGCCGTAAACTGCCCGTATCTCAAAGCAAAGTTAAACGGTTTACCCGTTAACGGACTGTTAAGGAATGAAGCACAGTTAAAGTCCAATTGGTTAAACAGCCCGTTACCGTAGTCCGATAGGTTGCGCGTGTCTGCCGAAGTAGCAAACCGTCCGTCCGCCAAGGGGGCGTGTATCAGAGATAGAGATATCGATTTAAATGTGTCCTCCGTGTAGTGTATAGACACGTTGTCCACGAAGTCAGTAAACCCCAACCCCGCGTTAATGCTCTCCGTTATGCTCGGTGTGGCGGCTGCCATCATGGATATATCCAATACCGCGCCCTCATACGGGGTAACTACGGCGGTTGCCTTTGTAGCCCCATTACGTGAAAAAATAAAGGCCATACTGGTAACCGCGCCCACCTGCTCCAAGCGTATAGGGCGGTAAATGCCTGCACCGATACCAACAATCCACATTGTGCCTGCCGCTCCTGCCGTCTCGTTGTTTAATAGATTTCGTATAATCATTGCTTTTTAGTTAAAATTGTTAATATCTCTGCCCTTACTATCCGGGACACCTCTACTGTGATACGCTGCACCATCTCGGGGGTTAGTATCTTACTTGCTACGCCGCCCTCGTTGTGCTCGTTGGGTACACGAATACCGTCGCGCTTGATAACGTATGCTATCGCGTATGCCGCTTCTTCGGGTATGTCCGTACCTGCGTTCGCGTTCTTGTCTTTTATCCACTGCTTGATGGCAGAAACGGGTGGGAAGCTGCCCGCCGCCCTCCCGTCTTCCATCTGATAGATGTATGCCGGGCTTTCTATCTTAACGCCGCCTGCATACTCTACAACTTCTGTTTCTCTATCGAAGCGACCCGAAGCGTTAAGCCTCATGCGATAGTAGTTAGCCACTATCTCGTCGCGTATCTGCCTAACTAATTGGGTAACTTCCTTGTTCATAGTTAAATGTATTTAAACCAGCTGTAATGTTTCCTCGTCTTCGGGTAGTTTACATCGTGCTCGTTGCCGTATGCCTCCCTCTCAAAACTCATGCGGTCATAGGGCTTGTCGTTCGGGTTGCATGGCTTCTTTTCGAAGCTCCAACCGATAAAGCGAATGACGTATTCAATACCATACCACAAGTAAAATGGCACGTACAGCATTTCACGCATTTGCATCGTGTGGATGTATTCATGCCTTAGCGTCTTTTCGCTAATAACCGCGTTACCACGTACGAAGAGAACGCCGAATAGGTTAATGGCCTTGAAGCCTTTAACTGGGATAAAGTTGTTTCTGATGATTTTCATGTTCTTTTGTTTTTAAACAATGCACAAAAGTACGAAGTAAACCATCAGAAAACAATCTGTATCAAGTTCACGCCCCGTACTTGTAAGCGTCGAACGTTGCCTCCCAGCCCGATTTGATAGTATCATACTGGTTCTGTACTTTGGCGATACGTAGTGAGCCAATCTCGTAGCCACATATGAAGCTTTTAAGCATCTCATGCAAAAGCAAGTCGGTGCGTATCAGTGTTGCAATCTCTACGGCATCGTCTCGCATATAAGCTGATGTACCCATACAGCGAATGACTACCGTGTATGCGCTTGACCCTGGTACGTTCGTGTCCGTATAGCTTCCAGTCGTTACGTCAAGCGTAAAGAAGTCATCACTCAATTCATTAGCCGCTACGTTCTGTACGGCGGTATCTCCGAATATCAGCGTTTTGCCCAGGGCTGTAGCCCGGGCGTTCGCTGTGTTAATTATTGTTTCAAAAGTCATAACTATCTGTTTTTCATTTGTTGTTTCTTCATTTCTCGCTTCTCCTTCTCTATCTCGTCGTTACGTTTGGCGATAGCCAACATAGCGTCCGAATAGTTGATTTGCTTCGCGTCCTCAAAGCTACAGTGGAAAAGCTCGGCGGTAATCTGCACAAGTCCGAGAAGGTTCTTTGCTTGCTTAATCGTCTCGTCACCCGTCAACGCGCTTTCGCCCGTCTGCTTCATGTTCTGAAACACGATTTGTTCGAGACCGTCCGCGATTTCCATCTGTGACACTATGAACTTGTCAAGCTTCGCGGCGTCGAGAATAGTTTCCGCTTCGTAGTTGTCATCAGTCCATGCCTTGATACGCTCGTTTGCGCCCTCCGCACGGCGCGTTTCAAGCATAGACCATAGAGTTATGTCCTCGACATCTCTAAGTCTGTATACGGCTTTCCCATTGCGCGTAGCGACTTGTGAGGGGCGGCAGTACTTAATCATATCCTTGAGTAGCTTTTCTTCGTCCTTGGTTATTCGGACGGTTCCGTTTGCTGGTAAGTTAGCAACTCTTAATAATACCTTTTGGTTGTTAATCGCTGTTATGCGATATATCCATTTCAATATAAATTTCTTCATTATTTGGGTCTGTATTTACGTATCAAGAAGTCCACACCGTAACGGAGCGCGTCGAGCGCGTGGTTCCACGCGTCTATAGCCTCGTTGGTGTATGTGTCCGATACTTCGTCCTTAATCCATTTGTAGTTATCCAGCTCGTCCAGTAGCTTAACGGAACGCTTTGTTACGTGCAACTTGAACTGCTTCACCTGGGCGATGCCTGCTGCTATGGAGCCTCGCCCCTTAACACACGGTATTGCTTTGATACGCTTTTGCTGTAGCTCCACGATACTCTTTTGCTCGGCACTATCGCACACCGTTATCACGCGGTTCAGTGCGTTGGCGTTCAAGTAGTCCGCTATATGGCTATTCAGTAGACCCGGCTCATAACAAAGCAAGTCTACGAACAAGTCCCAGCCCTCCATGCGGATATCTACTATCGCCGTAGGGTCATTCACGAAACCGAAGTCAAGCCCCAGGCACCGCCCCGTAAACGTCTCGGGCATATCGTCAATAACTTCATATTCGGGGTAAACGTTACCCTCTACGCCGCCCGTCAAGCCCTCGCCATATACGCGCCACCAGTTAGCGTCGCCCTTGTTCTTCTCGATGGCTGCCACCTGCTCGGGGGCCAAGTACGGGTTATCCTTGTACGTCGAATGTATCGTAACGTATCTGTCACCTACGAACTCTGTTTCACCCCAGAACTTCCGTACCGGGTTGTAGTCGATGATAACCTTTTTACGGGTACGGATATCAAGTTGCCTAAAGATTTCCCGGGGTATGCTTTGCGCCTCGTTTATGAAAAGGATATCACGTGCCGGACCGTGCACCTTGCCGGCGTTATCACATGAGAAGAACTCTACTATCGTGCCGTTCGGGTATTCGTAGGTACATTCCGTTTTATTAAATCGTTTCTCGTCCCAGTATCCCTCGGCTGCCACCATAGCTTTAAAGTCTCGGAGCATACCGCGCTTAACCATAGGGAACGTAGCCGCTACGCACGAGATAACGAGCGGTTGGGGGTTGTTGAGCGCCAGTATGTGCAACATCTGTAGCGTTGCCCAGGTCTTGCCACTACGTGTACCGCCCTTAGAGGCTACACCGCGTATCTTCGGGTCTACGAAAGCCGATAGTATCTTTTCAAAAGTAAATGTAACGTTCATGCTTATAAATGTTTAATGCCACAAAGGTAGTGAAAACCGATGTGGCATTGACGTTTGATAGAGTTTAAGCCGGGAACATGGTGCGTAACACGTCGTTAACCTCGGCTTGTGAAAGCTCCTTGTTGAATATTAGTAGCTGACGGAAACCCATTTGGGTAAATACCGTATTGGGTTGGCTATATCCGCGCCCGATAAGCAGGGCCTCTGCGGACGTGACATCGCCTATTGTGCCCTCGAAGTTAGAGGCAGCCCCCGATTTACTGTAATACTTCCCAGCCGCAGAGATACCTACGTTTGTGTTAGGTATTGGTGCAAACGACCCTCCGCGCTTAACCCGGCACGTTAACGAACCCGTGGCCGAGTGGTTAAGTATGTATAGGCCACCTAGGTGAACGATACCTGCGCCGCTGTATGTGGCACCCAGCCAGTCAGCGTCCCAAAATACCGTGAACCTTTCGGGAAGCATGAAGGCCGCAGTTTGGGCTTCATCGTCCACGCCATCGAACTGTAATGTACCGCTTGCCATCGTTGCGCCCATTACGGTCAAGTCCGGGGCTTTGCCTGCCATTGTAGCGGTATTGGGTATCGTGGCTAATGCGCCGTCCGGGAATGTACGTGCATCCCACCTACCTATTAAGTTGTTGTCCCATATAGACGAACGACCACCACCGATACCCCATTTTGCGGTCAGCCCCGATATTTGGAACGACCGCATACGTATTTGCTTGATATCAAATCCTTTCATAGGCTATTGGAGTGTTTCAAATGATACCTCGGTGCAGTTGTCGTACGATACGCGTAACTGCTGACCTACTACCGTGCCAACTACGTTAAACTCGGCTACGTTACTAAACGCGAACATTCCGCTTATCTCGCGGTCTACCACCCACTTTGTGCCGTTGATGGAACGTTCAAGTACAATGGTACCTATGTTCGATACCTCAATCTGAAAAGCGATATTATCGCCTGTTGCGGTTACTACCGCCGAATAAGTCTTTGCCATAAAAACTGTTTTTAGTTAAATTATTAAATTCCCCCTAACTTCTGTAAGTTCTTCACAGCGTCCTCGGATAGTACGTTCACCTGCATAGCCTTCGTGCCTGCTTCCTTGCCGTTGCTTGTGACATCCTTAAGGTCTCGTAGTCCTCTAAGCTTTGCCATATAGTTGGCATCAACCACACCGGCAAGCGCGCTTTCGTCCATGTCGGTTGCTATGAGTTCGGCGATAAGGGCGTACCCCGTCAATAGGTTGGCCGCGTCTTCGTTCCCGTCCTCTGCCAGCTTTTCAAGCCGTGCGCCGTTCTTCTTGAATGCTTGCATAGTCCACCCGATGAAAAGGCAGAAGCCCCCGAGCGATGGCGCGCGCTTCTTCTCTATAGGTATCTTTTGCCCTGCCGCGTTCCCACCCTTTAGGACTTCATAAGTAATGAACGGGTTCCGCTCACAGAAGTTCATGTACTCGGCTACGTAATCTACGCACTCCTCGACGGTAGACAACGTAGCGCCTTTACAACCGCGCGTCTGCACAACCTCATAAAGTTCTTTGCATGCCTTCAAATCTGTCTTGGGGGCTGGGGCTTTGCCCGTCGCTTGTCCCTTGGTAATTGCCGCTTTCGTATCCGGGGCGGCTTCCTTCTTTGCTCTTCCTGCCATAGTCTGTTTGTTAGTTAGTATATAAGGTATTGCACGTGTGTGCTCGTGGTCTTTTAAAGAGATGCACGAGTAGTAGACCAGTAGTTGGACTATTCCAGTAGTTGGACTGTTCAAGCTATTCACGTCGCTTTCAACCATGACACAAAGGTAGGCAACAAATCGCACCAGACCAACCTATGGGCAGTTAGCCCTTTTTTACAAATAAAGTTTACAAATGAATTATCTTTACACGGTAAAAACGCGAACGCGCTAACTACCTATCGCAAAGAGCATTATCCGGCACGACACAGACACACACCTGTTTTCGTAAACTTTAATATAGAATATAGTATATTTTATACCCCTCAAAATACACTATTCTCCAAAATAATGTTTTACCCCCTTTTTACTGTGTTTACTGTGTATTACATATAATATATTATAATAGAGGGGGTTAGAGTGACCAGAAAACGACACAGTAGCGATTTTTTACTGTGTCACTGGGGTTAAATTCTGTTAATTTCTGAGCCTCTTTTTTCTGTTTATAAACAAAAGCCCAAATCTGACATTTTGTAATCAGATTTGGGCTTTTCGCTATCACTCGACTTGACACGTCCTTTCTGGGAACTGACATTTAGTTTGACACGTCCTTTTGGGGCGCTGACATTATGTCAATTTCCACCCGAGCGAGTCCCTATGCCAATACCACGTTTGAACTGTTCCATTCTTGAACGTTGATACTCTTTTTATCCTTCCGTCCGGGTCTATCCCGTAGGTTCTTGATATGTCCTGCTCGTTTCTTTTCTCCTCGGCTAACCGGGCTTCGTCTCTGATGAGATACTGCCTTTTATTGATAGGCTGTTTATATGTGAAGTCCTGGGCGGCTACATACTTTGCCAGCTTATCAATCCAACCGTTGCAAAGCTCCGCTTCCACATAACCGCGCCCGTACTTGTCCTTTGTCACCCCGGCGGTATGCCCGTACCTTCGTATGAACTCCCATATGATGAATACATGACAGTTGAGGCATACCGCCATATCCATAAAACTAACTTTCCTCATGCACAATGTTTTTTAATCTTTATATACTTGTAATATGCCCCGGCGCGCGGCTTCTCCATAATCACGTCTTTTAAGCTCGTGTAGCCCACTACTCTAATACCGATAAGGTATTCCACTTCGTCAACCCTTGCGGCTGTTCTATCGCCCCATTTAAGCTTATGGGGAAGCTTTGGTTCTTTAATCATTTTCCTATTCTTGTTTAAATGCCATTTTATAAAATCTTCCTTTCTCCAGTAGATGCCTTCCGCGGCTACCACTATGGTTACTACCGCCGCTAACAAGGCCATTATCGTTTCCATTACTCTTTGTACTCCCCTTCTATATGGCGGGCCGCAAACTTAGCCACAAGCCACAAACCAGTTACCAAACCGGCACCTATTGCTATTCCAAATAAACACATTAATGTTTCCATATCTTTTAAATTTTTGATGATACATTTTCTAAACCGTCTCCCATGCTTACCAGCTTCATACCTCCGTTCTTACCGCGGATATAAGCCGCCTGCACATTGCCGCGCTCGTCCGTCGAGAATTGGATACCCCGTACACCTTCGTGCTCCTTGATAAGCTCGCCTATCGTCTTATGCTTCAGGGCTTCCTCTTCTGCCGGCACGTCCGGCTCTACCAGCGTCCCGGCGTTGCGGTATTCATAGGACAGAAACTCATCCTCTGTCACGCCCATATCGTTTGCGCCCCAGGATGACCAGCCGTCCGTGTGGTCTACGCCTAATATCACACCGTGCATATCGTTCCAACCGGCTACCACACCAGCAAACTCACCGTTCTTGTCGAATACTGCACGCCCTGCGTACAGCATTGCAAAATCTTTGTTTCTAATCATAACTTCTAATCTATTAAATTGCCAATACCCACGTAAAAATAGCGTTCACAATTTTTAAATACCACGTCCATGGGGTCCAACAGCTCCCGGGCCCAGCCCCCAATTTTAGTGCCATCCACTATCAGTGACCATGCGTTATCCGCATCGCACTGGTACCCTACCACCTCCAGTTCCTTACCGCAGCATTTAGCTAATCGCCCTATGTACTTTTCCAACGGGTGGGCTTCTCTCTGATTAAACTGCGAATACATCTCACTAACTGCTTTTGAATACTTTTCCATAATCTTTGTTTTTAAATTGTTGATACAAATATAACGCTTTTCCCGTTACGTTGGTTCTTTCGTTAACATCATTTAAGTATTAAACTATTCTTCAGCGATAGCCCGTACTCTAACTGCTGTAGCTTGAAATTACGTTGTATGCTGTCCGCGGCGTTCTGTACTACAGTGCAGCCTACTAATAAAAGTAGGACTGCGATAACTGCTATTAACTTTTTCATTTCTTACTGTAGAATTCCATAAGTTCTTTAATACTCTGCATAAGCCCGTCCTGCGTCTGTTTCTTGCCTTCCAGGGCTTTTATTATCTTCTCGTCAATTGTATTCTTTGCGACAATATGATGAATCATAACGGGCTTCATTTGTCCCTGTCTGTAGAGACGTGCGTTGAATTGCTGATACAGTTCGAGCGACCACGTCATACCGAACCACACAAGTATGTGACCACCCTTCTGAATATTGATACCATGCCCTATGCTTGCCGGGTGCGCTACCATTAGGGGGGCTTTACCTTCGTTCCAGTCTGCTATGTCCTGAGCGGTTTCCAGTTTACGGGGCTTGAACTCCTTGAGGGCATCCATTATACGGGCTTGTTCATGCTTGAAGGCGTACGCTACAAGAACGGGCTCGCCGTTGGAAGCTTCTACTATTTCCTTTAGCTTCTCTATCTTTTCATCGTGAACGTCGATAACCTTTCTATCTGCGTCATACACCTGACCACCTGCCATTTGCTGTAGTTTGTTACCCAAGGCGGCAGCGGTCGCAGCGGTTAGCGGCTCATCCGAATTTATAAGTTCTAATACCTGCTCGCGCTCAAACGTGACGTACGACTCCATAGCTTTAGGGGGTAGTTCTACATAGTCGTATAGGGACATTCTATCGGGCATTTTTAGGTAGTCCTCCGCTTTCATGGATATGGTTATATCACTTATCAGGTCGCTTATCTGCTTCTCTGTCTCCTCCTGCGGGTTTTTCAGTGCATAGCTGTACACTATATCACCGTTCCGCCTGTCGGGCCTGAAAAACCTATCCCTGTACGCTGTGATTGATTTACCTAATCTTTGCCCGCCATCAACCAAATACATTTGAGCGAATAGGTCTATCATACCCTGCGGGGTGGGTGTCCCGGTCAGACCGACGACGCGCGGAATGAATTTGCGGACTTTACGAAGCGCGCGGAAACGTTTGGAAGAGCTATTTTTAAAACTCGTTAGTTCGTCGATAACAACCATATCATATGGGAGCTTAACGCCCCCGTGCTCCATTACGAGCCATACAATGTTGTCGCGCCCTACGGTGTATATATCAGCCTTCTTCTCCATCGCTTCCCGGCGTTCTTTCACTGTCCCGGCTATCACCGATATAGTGAGACCATTTAAGTGCTTCCAGTTGGCTATCTCGTCTTTCCAAGTAACCTCGGCAACTCGTTTGGGGGCAATGATGAGAACGTTCGATATGATACAGTTATCTATCAATTCTTTTATCGCTGTTAACGTCGTTGCCGATTTACCCATTCCACAATCAAGGAACAGCGCCGCACACTCATTGTCTATGATGTGCTGCACTCCCCTTACTTGGTATTCACGCATTTGATTTCTTTCTAACATATTTTGCCCTCCCTTTTCCGTGGTTATTATTAAACTTAAATTTTAAATTGGCTTCCGCCCGTGCGGCGGCGGCTTCTTCTAACGTATTATAGCACCCTAAATAGTGTACTTGGCGGTTCACCTTAATTTGAGCGGCGTACTTTTGCAATCTCTTAATAAAGTAGACCCCGGTAACGCCCGAAGTGTTTTTGCTGCTTACTGATTGGTTTCTCGTATTCTCCCTACGCGTTACAAACCGTAGGTTAACCAGGCGGTTATCATTTCGTACATGATTTATGTGGTCTACTTCGAGACCTTCTCCGTAAAAACCGTAGCACATAAGCATCACGACACGGTGCACCAGGTAAAACCTTCCATGTACTTGAACATCTAAATATCCGCTCGATTTCCTTTGCCTTCCGGCTTCCAGTGTTTTAGGTACGCGGCTGTTAACGCGCCGGCGCCAATATAAAACACCCGTTTCGTAATCGTACCTAAATAATTTTAATGCTTCTCTATATTCTAACACAACATTGATCTTATCATTAATAACTGCGAGTTGAACTCATGGAGAACCGCCGGTGTTATATGCTTTATTACTCTATCATAATTGGCAGCGCACTTAATGCGCTGACCGTTGATTACTATCTCGGCATGCCCTGCGATACATTTTAGCTTTAAATCTATATAGTTTACCATGGCTTATTACTTCATTAATTTTGTTTTATAAAACACACAAATGCTTTTGAAATCCTGCTCATCCGATACGTAACCCAGCGTTTTATGCGAAAGGAAATTAACGTCTCGGGTAATATCATGTTGCAACTGGTCTAATATTTCCTCGGTGTTGCCGAACTTATCGTCACGCACATAAAGCGCGCCCGACTTAATACCAAAGTACATGCCCAAACGGTATTCAATTTCTTCTTTTAAACTTCTCTTTTTCATGATTTCTGTTTTTTTTTTTTTTTTTATTTGATACTACAAAGATAACCCTTTTTCCGGTACGTTGTTTATTTCCTTAACATTTCTTAAGAAGAAACTTATCGCACTGTCCCTGCTTTCCAAATCATCGATAACAAATACTTTGAAGCCCAACGCTTCTAACTTGCTGTGTATCAGTAATTGTATTTTGGCTGGCTTCTTACCCGTGGTCTTTATCTCGGCGAAGCCCACATAACCGCCTTGGCAAAGTATCATTCTATCCGGCAAACCTTTTATAAATGTGGATAATAGTTTTATTACCCACACCTTTTTTGTTCGGTTAAGCTTCTCGGCGAATGTACGCTCTAAATCTTTTTCACTTATTATTTCCTTCATTTCTCAATTTGTTTTCAAACACCACTGTTTCGGCGAATTCCCCGGCATCGTGGTCTACTGTAGTTGTGTAGAGGTGCCCGTTATAATAGCCCCTATACTTTAAAATCTCTCCGTTATGTTCTATTTCATCTCCGATACCGTACGCGTATTCTTGTCTGCTTATCATAACGTGAATTGAATTGCCTTATTTTCTAACTTAACATTACTTAAGTATTCGGGGTACGTACCATCTGCAAGTTTTGCCGACATGATACGGTAGGAAAACTTGTCCCCCTCCATACCGAAGTAGCGGAGTAGTAAGCCACCTTCTATTATTATATAATCGTGCTTCTCGTAGTTCTTACCTTCGCACCCCATCTTTAGCGAACTTCTGTGAATGCCGAAACGGTTTAGCTCGAACGTTTTTGGCGGCAGGTGCGTTTCCGAGGTGTATAGCCATTGTTCTAACTCCGAAAGGTCTGCGTATAAGTGGTTGCCTGCTGCGTTGACACCCAAGTACATATAGGGGGTGCCGTCAGTCATGAACACCGAGTAACCGACATACTTACCGTTCCACTTCGTTCCCTCAATATAGAACATTGCAGGCTTTTGGGTCTCATCCAAGCAAAATACCGTTGTATCGTCGCTTTCCTCGTCCTCTACGGGCTTTTCTTCCTCAACTGGTGCAACTACCTTGGTTTCCTTTAAAACTTCCTTAGAGAGCTGCGCAATGCGATATTTGCAAATGTGGATAATTTTTTCATAATCCACTGTTCGGGGTTCGCCCTCCTTGGTTCGGAGAACGCGTTTCACTATATCCGCGTCCCAGGGGTTGAGGTTCCAATCTTTCCAAATGTCCCACGGCTGTATGGTATGCTTTGCATAATCGGACTTACCTACGTTGTAACTCTGTACTTTTTCACTTGTTGACATAACACAATATTATTTTATTTGTTTTGAACTCATTTTTATAAAACTCCCGTGCTTCCTCCACGGTTGGAAATACCCCATCTCCGGGGGTTGGATAATAAGAGGTACGTTCCCCTTCGTTTACTGCGATAACTTTTAAGATAGTAACCATTTTAATTGTTTTCTAAGTTAATACACTCTATTAGTTCTTGTATGCTCGTTTCCGTTAGTTGGCGCGTGTAGGTCTGCCCCAGCATACCGATAAACGGTTTGCCATCTACGTGCATAATACGAGATACGTGTTCAACGTTGATAAACTCTACTTGCAATTCACCCTTAACTACGAACGTCAGTTCAATAAAGTTTCCACTTTTCATAATCTTTTCTTTTTAAAATTGTATATACAAAAACACTTCTTTAATTTTCCAACGCCTCAACCATTTTCCTAAGCTCTCTACGACTTACGGAAATTTCGAAATACTCCGTTATCCCCTGTGTGATTACCCATGTGCCATAAAGCTTTGAGAAATACGCTTTGCTGTTGCTCGGGTTGTTGAGGTTCACCGTCTCGCCCTTACCGGGTTTGTATTCCGCAAGACTTGCAAGCGTTACCGCCGCTTCTTCGGGTGTACCTAAATGGACTATCATGTTATACGTTCCGGTCTTACCCGTTAACGCTTCGATGGTTATTTCCCCATTGGTATCAACCAATTTGCAAACACCCAGGCGGAAGGACTTCAATACCTTGGGCTTACCTTGACTTGTAATCTGTGAAAACATTGATACACTTGTAAGAATTAACACTGCTAATACTACTAACTTTTTCATAATTTTTTGTTTTTAAATTGTTATACTATAAGAACAGCGGAAGCTTTAGGAAGGTTCACCGCTATTGCCTTATTAACTTTTATTTTGAAAGCGACTTAATTTGTCTTTCTAACAGTCTCGCCCGGCTCGTTTCATTGTCTGCCATATCAGTTTGCCCGATTGATTTGTAAAACTCTGCATTTTCTTTAGCCTCGGCTAATGCCTTTTGTTTTGCTATTATCATTTCCGACATTTCCGACTTGCTATTTCTGATAATCATTTCATCTAGGGCTGTTCTCTTTGTAAGTTCTACTGTTGCTGTCATAATCTTTAGTTTTTAAATTGTTATTATTTCCTTTTGACATTACAAATATACGGCAAATACTGATAGGTTGTATATTTCGTTAACATGATTTAAGAAATAAATTCCATTCAGTTATTAGTTTTAAAAACTATTCGGCGTCTGAATCCCATTCACTTTTCAGACTTTCCCTTTCGGGTATCGTGCTCTTGGTTTTGGTGAAGAGCAGCCTCTTAGTTTTTTGCTTGTTTGTTGCAAGGTTTCTAAAGATTCAAGCTTTATAGCTTCATTTAATCGGATACCGAACTTTCATTTAACCCTTTCGAGATACGTTTGCTTTTTTTCTCGTCTTATGAATTTAATCTTTTAACCAGCCTTTTGCGTTTTAGTAAGCTGATGGGGTCTTTAGTTCCTTTCAACACTACAAATATACGGCAAATATCGATAGGTTGTATGTTTCGTTAACACCATTTAAGAAATAAATTTCATTTAGTTATTCTGTTAACAGTTAGTTAACATTTGGGGGCTTTTACGCCCCCTCTGTTATCACTCGTTAACAATACGCTCAAACCCTCGTGCGCGTCCGATACCCATAACTACTGGCCTGGCGTTTGCCGCGCGCTGCCAGCCTGGTATCTTAGACATGATAGCGGCTATCTCGCGGCTCTCTTTAGCGGTTACCCGTCCTCTCTCCAACTCGAACACGTCCGTAGCGATTTGCATAATAGACACGAAGTCCATCTTTTCCAGTGTAAAGTCTTCCGGGTCTACTTTCGATTCGTCGTACTCCCTAAAGTACATGCGTCGTTCATTCAAATACATACGTTTCCAGTCGGACGGTACAAGCATATTCAGATACGCCTCTACTGATGCGGTACGGGGGTCTGCCTCGTAGTGTTCTTCACGCCCCTCCTCGGCAATCGCCTCGGCTTCACGGGATAGCAGCGTACTTACTTTGCGGAAATACATTTGTACGGCTTCCGCCCATAACTGGTCTACATAATCGTCGAAACCCTTCTCAAAGATAAGGTGCGTATTGGCGTTTGCCTTGACCTTCACGGGCAAAAAGCGTCTGCCGCCCGTATCGTCCTTTAGAAATTCGTCCCGGTTGGTCGTACCTATAAAAATACACTGTCGGGGGAAGTTCTTAGTAACACGTCCGTATGCGGGTCTAAAGCTGTCCTCCGTTTTAGAAATAAAGTTTTTCACGCTCTCAACCTCTGAACGTCTCATTGCTGACAACTCGGCTACCTCCAATATCCAGTTACCTTGCAACTGTTCAAACGCTCCTTTACCGTCCATGCTTGAAAGGCTGTCGGAGAACCATTGTTTACCCAGCTTTTGAATAAAGGTACTTTTTCCTGCGCCCTGCTCAGACTGTAACACTAACATACTGTCGAACTTGCAGCCCTTTTGAAAGATACGCTTAACTGCCCCTACCATCATGATGCGAAATGCTTCTCGGGTGTATATGTTATCTTCTGCGCCCATGATATGAATTAAGGCTTTATCTACGCGTTCGATACCGTCCCACTTTAATTTTGTTAGGTATTCCTGCACTGGGTGGAATGAGTTCATCTCCGCGGATAACGCTATAGCATCGTCAATCTTCGCACTATTTGATATGCCGTAAATGTCCTCGATGTGTTTACGTACGCCCGAGTAGTCCACATCCTGGAAGTCCAAAGAACTATCCTTTGCGCGCCAAAGAGGTATGCGAGTAACAACTCGGCGTTCCTTGAATAGGTCGCGCGCAATAAGCCCCTTTAGGTTCGGGTCATACTTCATAATCAAACCCAGGTTCTTTGCGGATGGTAGGTAGGCGCCGCGCTTGTCCGTTTCGAGCTTTGCCATAGCGTCCTCATACGTCGTTGCTACATCGCTGTCCGTCGCTTCCTCTACTTCTATAACATCGTCGAAATCGTCCATGATTTCACCAGCCTTAACCGCCAGCATCCGGGCACGCGCCGCGGCTACCTTTGCATCCTTGTTCACCAGTTCGTTCATGGCTTCGGTCGAGTTCTTCCTATCCGCGCCCTTATCCAGTTTACCGAACTTGTGTACACGTACAAGGTCGTATGCGTTGAACACGTGGTTGCCTTGTATCGGGTCGTTGTTATGGAATGAGTAGGCGAACATATCATTGAATGTAAGCATACCGCCCGAAGTAGAGCCGCCCGTATACGTCCATCTGTCTTCCTGGTCGGTCGGTTCGTAAACGTCCGATAGGTATTCCGCGATAACCTCGCTAATCGTGTAGGCTCTACAGAAGTCACCTACATTACCCTCTTTCAATGTTGGGTCTTGCTGTTCCTTGGCGAGTGTCCGGGCTTCGCCCTTCTCGTCCTTGTGATACGCCCATTCGGTTGTGTCGCTCCAATCCTCGTACATGTTCAAATACTTTTGCACGTCCAAAGGGTTTTCATTAAACGCCGAGTAATCTATAAACTCATAGTCCACATCCCGGGAAACCGACGGGAAGAACATGCAGCGCTCGGGTTGAAAGGTGGTGCGGTCGTATAAGTCAATACCCGTCAACTCTGCAACCTTTCGGGCGATGGCTTCATATTGTTCCCCGTCCACGGGTTCGGACAACGGAATGATAACACGGTAACGGAGCGTATTCGCCTTCGGGTTATGCTTGTGCGTCCCATGAATGATACACGCGCAATTGATAACCGAGTAGAACGCTTCCGGGAAGTTCTTTTCTCCGTAGTCAATGTCAAGCGCCAATATAGAGCGTTCCCCGACATTGTTTTTGTTTCTACGGCTACCGAACAACTCGCCGCCCATGAAGGCGCCTACGTCTTTAATGTTACCCTGCTCGGCTTTGCTCGCGCTCATAAACTCGCGGTACGTCTCATCCGTAACGGTTGCCTTTGTCAGCTTCTCGGTCAACTCGTCCCATGAGTAGGAGCGGTTTTTCCATGAAGTAGACTTCGCGCTGCTCGCTGTAGCGATTTTAAAAACCATTTTTCGTAATTCCATAATTTAATCTTTTTTGTAATATTCAGTAATATAACCTGCTGCTCTCAATGGTATGCCCTTTGCCCAACTCGGGGCGCTGCACATGGCATTGCTCATTATTTGCAGCGTCTTTTCTTCGTTCCCGTCCTTCGGAATCTCGGCGGCAATCTCATCGTGAACATGCAGCACGATATTAAAGCCTAAATCAAAAACCTTAAAAATCGCATTCGCCAGCAAGTCGCGGGCTATCGCCTGCACAACGTTCTCCGTTAGCTTGCCTCCGTAGGTGTTTAGCTTAACCCATTTCCCGGAAGTTTGGTCTTGTCCCATGTAGGAGATATCCTCAACCTCAAACGAGCCGTTAACGCCTTCTATAGTGCGCCTCCCCATTCTTGCCGATGGGTAGAATAACTTTCTACCGCTTGGTATCTCGATAGTCATTGCACCGCTCTCATATCGGAAAATAATACTCGAAACATCGTTTATCCTATAGACTTGTTCGCGTCTCGTTCCGATACATCTTTTGGCGCAATCTTCTAACGAACGCCACAAAGATACTACTTTTTTATTAGCTTCTCTCCATTTTGACAATATTTGAGGTTTTTCTTCGTCTTTTAACGCTTTCTTAATGTCCATTGTGGTAAGCGCGTTAACACCACCACCGTACCCCAATGCAAGCTCCGCAACCTTCCCTCGCTGCCTTAAGTCATCGCCCTTGTGTACCGGAACACCGAACATTTTAGAGGCGGAAGCGCAATATATATCAGCTTTCGGGTCGTTAAATAAGTCTAAACGCCATTGCTCGTTAGCAACCCATGCAATTACTCGGGCTTCAATAGCCGAGAAGTCAGCCACGGAGAACGTGTACCCCTCGGGGGCGATAAACGCGGTACGTATAAGCTGCGATAGTATATGCGTAGGCTTGTCGTATATAACTTCCATCATATCGAGGTCGTGCATCTTTGCAAGGTCTCGCGCCCCGTCCAGGTCTTCGATGTGGTTCTGCGGTAAGTTCTGTAATTGAACCAAGCGTCCAGCCCATCGCCCGGTACGGCTCGCACCGTAGTAACGGAACAAGCCCCTAATACGGTTGCCTCTCCCGGCGCTTGCGAGTATCGCGGTGTATTTGGCGTTCGACGTTTTACCTATCTCCCTACGTAGGTCGATAACATCTAACACCGCTTGCTTATCCTCGTCAGTAACGTTTTTGAGGCTCGCTACGGTCTTTATCACCTCTTCTATACTATTCTTATTGAGCGAATCGATAACCACGCCCGTACGCTCTTTAATGAAGCCTTTGAGTTGCGACATGGACTTTAGAGAGCTTAGCCCGAATTCCTTCTCCGCTTTCTCGGTTAGACGTGCTTTATATTCTTCATCCATATCTTGCGCGGCGTGTGCCAGCTCGAGGTCTGCCAATATGCCGTAGTCGTTTATACGCTGGTCTGCCGCATAGATGCGCTGCTCTTCTTCCGGGAATTCAAACCGGGACAACTTACCGAATATTTCCTTTTCCGATAGCACATCATAACGTAGGTAATCAATGAACTCCTCCCAGTCCTCGGGGGCATGTTCCGGTAGGTTGCGTGTGCGCCCTCCGTTTGTTTTGGTAGGCTTGCAAGGAATAGAAAAGTAACGGATAAGGTTCTTTCCCGTACCCTTCTTCTTATCGTCCAGGTTAAGAATATTAGATACCGCTTCCAGTGATGCAGGCATACCGCAATATAACGACATATTCGCCGTACAGAAAAAGCGCATAGGGCTTATGTCAAACCCGTATTCACGCAAACAGATACGCTCAAATGTAGCGTTGTGTGCTACTATTACAACGTCTTCGTTGTTCTGTACATACGTAAACAACTCGTTGAACTCGTCCCGTCCTTCGGGCTTCGTTAAGTCGATAATTGTAACGTCCGTGTCGGTGTCCCACATGTAACCGCAAAGGAGAATCTCGAAATTCTCGTCCTCACAGTATTTATAGTTACCAGCTTTTTTAATGTCCGTAGTACTAAAGGTTTCCAGGTCGATGAATAAATTTCGCATAATTACTTGTTTTAATTGTTATTACTATTATAATGGCAAAGATATGACAATGTTTTTAATAAACAAGAAAAAAAAGGCTACTAATTGCATTTATTTAACAATTAGTAGCCTTTTTAACTTAATCTATAAACCGTGGTTGGGGTGATATCCGTATTTGATTTCGGCATCCTGGCGCGCTGTTGCGGCCTCTTCCAGGGTCTTTAAATGAATCTAAATGTATTTCGGTTCCATTTACCCCGATATGCGCGCCCCATGTATTATATTTTTTGTTGAATCTAACCCCAGTTACGCCCGTGCTGTTGCACCTATCCATGGATTTATTTTTGTTGTTCTCGGCAAGACTAACCAGCCGTAAATTACACAGCCTATTATCGGCCCTATCGTGCGATATACGGTCTACGTGTACGCTCTTGTCGAGGTGTCCGTGTACGAGAAGCATTATCACCCGGTGTAATTGATAACTCACCCCGTCAACTGTGACACGCAAATAACGTTCTCTCTTATCGAGTGACCCTGCCTCTGTGCCCTTAATAGGCCTTGATGAAGTCGTTATCTTTCTAAAAACTTTTCCGCTAATTGGGTCATAGCGGAAAAGTTCATTTGCTCTTTCAAAAGTCAGCATATCAATCTACAAAAATATTTGTGTACGTGATAAATCCGCGCTTCTTGTTGAGGACTACAAACGTCTGTTTAGGTTCTTCGTATGCCAGCCCCATGCCGCATGCGTATGCGTCGTAGCCTTTTACAGAGCCGTTCACACAAAACTCTTTAGTATATATGGACTGGTGGAAGTGACCCAGGAAAACTTTATCTACTTTAATCGTCTGGTTTAATTTCCCGAACCATCTTAGCATCGGTGGGAATAAACCGCCTACGCCTCCCGCACTCTTAACCTGGTGCCCGTGGCACATAAGAATTTTCCTACCGTATATATCCAGGTACGCAAATTCACTTTCGGGAATGATGAACTCAAACTTTGTTAGACCCATCAAGGTAAGCGTTTGTTCGATGTCCTTGTATAAAAAATACTCAAAATTCATCGCAAAGCCGTTCGCAAACTGCATGTGCTTCGTAGTTCTTGCATGATTTCCGCATATACCGACAACAACAAACTTTTCAACGTTGGGCAATTGGTCGTGCATCGCTTTTAGCCCGGAAATGAGCCATGATTTAATAGTGGATATTCCTTGCATTGGGGTCTGGCTGTTTGTTTGCGCCAGTTCGTCGTGAATATAGCCGCCTATGAAATCCCCCAGCAAACCAACCACCAAATTATTTATAGAATGCTTTTTAACCATGTATATAGCGTTCGCGAAATAGTTCTTAACGCGCTTCTCTGCAATATCTATGTTGAACTCATTCAGACCTAAAACGGTTGATGCTTTTACGGTCTCCTCTATGTGGAAGTCCGAAGCAATCAGTATGCCCGTATTTCCATCATCTATGCTTGACTTTGTTTTTTCTACAATGTTGATGAGTTCAAACGTGCCTTTGTCTTCCTTCAAACTGATAATACCTTTTATCTCCTCCTCTGTATAGAGGCTCTGCAATTTTGCTATTACCGGGTCTACCACTACTTCGATAGGTTGCTGTACACCCACAACTGTTTTGCCCTCGCGAGCTGCCCAATATGCCTTGTTGACTTTATTATACTTCTTCAACGGTTTGCCCGTTGCCTTTGAAATTCTAACACCTTCCGCGTTTACGTACGAATCGTATTTTCCCATTTTTGCTTTTTATTTTCGGGCGGCTGTTACACCGCCCGGTTATTAATCTGTTTACTTGAATTGTTAGTTGAAAAGGTCGTCGTTCTCGTCTTCAAAGTCGAAATCATCAATACTTGTACCGCCGTCCAGTCTTTCATCGTCTCTTACCTTCTGCACACCGTTCAAACCTACACCGATACCATATTTACCGGTAAACTCATAGGGGTAGAACGATACGGCTACGTTGCCCCAGGAACCGCTATAAACCTCGTTTGGCTCTGTGATGTACTGTTTCTTACCGTCGATTACGATAGGCGCGCCCTGCTTCTCTTTGCGCTTTGCATTGATAAAGTAGCAACCCTGAAATTCTGCACCGTCTTTTTCTGCGTCCCCATCTCTTAACGGGTTAGCCCATACCTTCGGGTCTCTGCCGTTCAGTTTCGGGAAACGGACTTTCAGGATATTGTATTCTTCTGCAATAGCTGCCTTAATCTTTGGAACTTCCGGGCTATCCTTCGGAATCAATAAACATACACTGTAACTTGCTTCTCCTTGTCCGCCGATTTGTTGCGCTTCAAACAATCTAACATAACTCAATCTCACGTTTTTAATCATTGCTTTTGCCATAATAACTTTTTTTTATTGTTCTTGCCCTCTAATCGGTTCGGGCGTTCCGTTTTTAATTTGATGTTGCAAAGATAACAAATAAATCAATAGGTTGTTTACTCTGTTAACCTTGTTTAACTTTAAAAGTTTTTGGTGCTATCGAAATAGCGTAATCTAAATCTCTTTGGTCTGCCATCCGTACGATATACTTTGGTTCTTTTTTGTAGTATGCATCAAAGCCATATCTGTTTAACTCTCTAATGGCTTTAATCTCGTCCATGCTGAATCCCTTTATAGCTACCAAAAGATTCTGCATATCTGTAGAGGTTCTTTCAAGTTCTTTTTTAGTCCATGTGCGGAATTGCTTTTTGTTCCAAAACTTTGTTCTTGCTTGAATCTCTTTCTCTGTTAAAATACCGTTGTTACTTTTCATATCGTTTTGTTTTTAAATTGATAGTGCAAATATAACGCTTTGTCTGATAGGTTGGTTCGTTAACTTCTTTTATGAATTTAATTCATCGAAGTCATCTATAGTTGGGCTTAACTCCTCGCGCTTATCACTTTCCGGGGCTAATGTCGGCAGCCCTTGCGGCTTGACTATCAGCCCGTCAAGTGTTGCGGCGAGCGGTTTCTTACCAACCAGGCGTTCCAGGTCTCCGATACCTTTCAACTTTCTGTTAGTTACGTCCTCGGTAGATAGCCCGATAGCCTTTAGCCGCTCTATGGCTGTTTCCGTGTCGTTTATGACACGCGCTGACCTACCTTCTACAAGCTTCCACCCCTTAACCTTTTCGCCCCGTGTAGCGGCTTGCATTGCGAAAGTCTTAACAGAGGCAAGCCAGTCGGTGAACATATCGGACTTGCTTAGTATATCCCCTATCTCGTCAAGCGTTAATGCCTTGGTGTCCCCGTAGGTCTCAAACTCGCTAACTAAAGCATCTTTCTGTGCCCGGCATTGGGCTTTGAACTTACAGAACTTACAATGGCTACCCACTTTAGTTTCCCCTTGTCCAGCCCATGCCTTTTCAGCGGTGGGGCGTAGTACGTGAATCGCCCAGTGGGTCAAGTCCCGTGCAGACATCTCGAATACCGAGTAATTGCCAAGCCGTACTTGTGCGATGTGCATACGTACCGTTTCAATCTTGGAGCGGTGCGCTGGCTCTAAAGAGTTAAGCACCCCTATAGCGTACATCATTAACTGGCTATTTTCGTTAGCGTCCACTTGTACGCCCTTACCGTATTTTAGGTCTATGATGTTTAGAACTGTCTCGCCTACTATGTCACAGTCACAACTACCGAAACACTCGGGCACGTATGTCGTTAGGTCGAACTTTCGTTCTATACTCATTTTAGCGCCTTCCTCCAGTTCGTATATGTCGCACACATAGCAAACGTAATCCGTTACGTAGTGTTCCATTTCTGAACTATAGTATTTGTTGTTACGTATTTCGTCGGGTACGGGCAATTCGTCCAATAATGGTAGGTATTCCCCGGCTAAATACTTTTCTATCGCGTGTTCTGCCAACTCGTGCGCTATCGTTCCTTCTTCTGCTGCCGCGCTACTCGTGCTCTCATATGGTTCTTCCAACCGTGCAGACGGTGTGCAGTTAAGCCAGCGGTGCGAACTGCTCGGGGAAAGCAGGGCATGCGCCCTACTTGTGTGGTCTACTTGTACTTTCATTCTTTTTAATCGTTATAGGTTTCAATACGTTGTTTTAATAGCTCGTACTTCTCGGGCTTGATACGCATAAGAGACGCGCCGCCGAACTCCAACATGATGTCCGTTAATTGTGGGCGCGTGATTTTCCCGGTTTTCATTAAATCAATCATGAACGCCTGCATGTCCTTTGCCGTTAGGGGCTCGTTTGGGGCTTTCTCTGGGACTTTCTCCTCCTCGGTGGGAGCTTGTACGGGTTCTGGCTCAATCGTCGCTTGTGGGGCTTCCTTTACGGTCTTTGGCTTCGTTACCTTTTCAGGCTTCTTCATTTCCTTTTTCACCTCCGCGATAGCTTCAGTGATATTTTCTTGCTTCGGCTCGTCCTTTACTTCTTGAACGGGTGCGGCGGTCTGCGTCGGTTCGCTAAACGTTGGTACGCTTGTACTGTTTACGGGGTTCTCTGTAGGAGCTGACATAGCCTTAAGCGGCGCGCTTCCAAATAGACGGTTCATTAGGTCATTTACAAATGCTACTTCTTGTTCGTTTGTAACGTCAAAATCGATTGTTAACGGTGTAATCTTCATTTTCTTTTTTTTATATGGTGAATAACTAATTTATGCTTCTTTGATTTGTTCGGCTTCCAAAATGGCTTGTGCAACCTTTGCCACCGTCTCGTTATAGAATTCGTCCCACTCGTCGCAGTAGATATACATTTCCTCAACGTTCACGGGGTATTTCGTTCCTTCCATTGTAGAGACGTAGTAAGGGAGTATAAACCCTTCAAACGTCGGCATTTCCTGCACCGCGTCGATAACTTGGTATTTGTTCTTCCTCGCGCTTGCCTGCAAATGCTTTTTCACTTCATCGATAATAAACTTTTGCCCTTTCATAACTTTATCTTTTTAAATTGTTGGTGCAAATATAACGCTTTTGTAAATACGTTGGTTCACTTGCTAACCTTATTTAAGAAAATAGCTTCCAAAAGGTTCTGCGTGTACTCATATTCCATACCGTTGTATTGGTATGTCTCAAATCTTCCGTTATGGCGTACCTCTGAAAAGGTATCGCTATACTCGTTGCCTGCCTCGTCTATAAATACTAATACGTGGCTCTTCATCTCGAACTGACCGGGGGTCAGCGTTTCCCCCTAAAAATTAAATCAATTGCTTTCATACTTCGCTTCGTTTTATACGTTAATACAATGATAACAAATCTACGTTCTTACTTGTTCACGGTTATTTCCAGTTTAATGTCTTGGTGACCTCTTTTCTTTGTCTTTGGGTAGCCCGGTGTTTGAATCCTATTCACTTTTCAAACTTTCCTTTTAAGGGTATCGTGTTCTTAGTTTCAGTAAAGAACAACCTTGTTTCCTTTTGACATTACAAAGATACGGCAAATATCAATAGGTTGTATCTCTTTTTGTGCTAATAAACCTTAATGAAAAGTGAAAAGATGTAAAGAAATGGTGTGCGTGAGCTAAAGTGCTATTTATCAGTTCCTTATCTGACACGACACAGACACACACCTAAATTCCTAAACTTTAATATAGAATATAGCAGTTTCTACAGCTCATTCTATAGGGGTAAATGCTATATTCTCCAAAATAATGTTTTACCCTCTTTTTACTGTGTTTCTGTGTATT